AGCTGATTGAGATATACACACAAATAAAAAAGACTAATAATGAGATTAATAGATATAAGTCATCAGTAGAAACAAACAATATAATCAAATGTATTGAAAAATTAAACGATATAAAAAGAATAATTCATAATCGCACGGTAGAATCTTATGGTAAAAACATAGAAAATACGAGACAAGGAACATTGTTTTAAGATGACAAACTCATGTGAAATAAAACAGCATCAAGGGAACAAAATTGAATAATTTATCGGTAGTGTATAGAAAAACAGATGAACTAATCCCATATATACAATGCTTAGGAGATTAAAAAATGAGAGATAACTTAGAAATAATATACAAAAAAGAGAATGAGTTAATTCCTTATGCGAACAATACAAGGACACACTCAAAAGAGCAAATAGAGAAATTAAAATCTTCTATTCTAGAATATGGGATGGCAACACCAATTGGAGTTCATAATAAAACTATTGTTTATGGTCATGCAAGATTTATAGCTTTAAAAGAATTAGGATATACGGAATTCCCCACAGTTGATTTATCATATATGACAGAAGCACAAATGAAAGGATATGTGATAAGTGATAACAGATTATCTCTTGACGCAGGGTGGGATGAAGAACTTCTAAAACTAGAAATTGAAGCTCTACAGGACATGGACTTTGATATAAACTTGCTTGGCTTCACAGAAGAAGAAATTTCAGAACTTGGATTGGATGCACCAATAGAAGAATACAAAAACAAAGAAAGCGAAGATGATATTCCTGATATTGAAGATAATCCAGTCATTAAACTAGGAGATTTAATTGAGCTTGGGGTGCATAGGTTACTATGTGGAGACAGTACATTGGAAAAAGACGTGACAAGATTAATTGGAAATACTGACGGTAAAATTGTTCACTGCATAAGTGATCCGCCATATGGGATAGCTTACGATCCTAAAATATCAAAATATGGAATGATAAAAAATGATGACACTTTCCTTGACTATATAGGACTAGCAAAAAAACATACAAACGGTTTCTTTTTTATGTGGACTTCATACCAAGTAGTAGACGAATGGATAAAAAGAATAAAAGTAGATTTCGAAAAAATAAACAATATGATTATATGGCACAAAGGTGGAGGTGGCATGGGAGACTGTGCTAAAACACTCGCAACAGATTTCGAGATAGCACTAGTTGTTAATAGAGGAAATGAAATACAGTCGCATCGAGAAGGTACGGTATGGGATTACCAAAAAACAAAAAGGAAGCAATACATACTAAATCAAAAAAAGGAAAAACTAGCAGAAGTTCTTGAATCAATTGTTGATGGTGATGTAGTGTGGAAAATTGGAAAAGACAATACAACATCATACCTACACCCAACACAAAAGCCAGTTGAAGTAAATGAGAGGGCATTGATTAATTTTACCCAAGCACATGATGTAGTGGTTGATTTATTCTTGGGCAGCGGAAGTAACCTAATAGCTTGTGAAAATTTATCAAGACTTTGCTACGGGATGGAACTAGACGAAAAATACGCCCAAGTAATAATCCAACGCTATGTAGACTACACATCAAACCCTATGATAAAAATAAATGGAAGCGAGGTAGATTGGAATGAGTACAAAGAAAAAAACAGTATGGATAGATGATCATGATAAGCCAAATCCTCAAGAGGTCGTCATAAGTGGCACGTCCAACTAAATATGACTGGGAAGCAATACAAGAAGCCATTGAAAGCGGTTTCGATAGAGATGAAATATGCAAGAAATATAGAATAACGCCTAAGATATTAAGCAACAAGATAAACAAAGAGGATTGGGCGGTAAAAGGAAGCGTAAAAGCCGATGTTATCGGATTAAGTGAACAGGTTCATAAAACGGCACAAAACGTCACTAAACTACATCCAAAGAACCAAGAATTAGCTAATGAAGTATTTAGCACTATGACCGAAGATCAAGAGCTTATGACAAATAATAGAAAGATATCAAAACTTCTACAAAGCATTATTATTCAAAACAGAAATGATATCACTTTACAAAATATAAAAAGTGTAAGCGGCACACTAAAAGACATCGAATCAATAGCCAATCCTCAAACATCAAAAGCAGAGATCAATAACATTAATGCGCAGCAAAACAACTCCACTGAAAAAAGGGTCACGATTGTACGACGAAGTGATAGAGCTTAGCGACGAACAGTACGACTTTGTAACATCAAGAAAAAAGAACACCGGCTTTGTCGCTGGTTTCGGTAGTGGAAAAAGCTTTGCAGGAACAATGAAAACGCTTCTAAAGATCATAGAGGACAGAATCCCGAAGGTTGCGTATTATCTGCCGACTTATGGAGACATTAGAGATATTGCGTTCGATGGCTTTCCGGAAGTATGCGAATTGCTTGGATATGAGTATAAGCTAAACAAGACCGACAAAGAGCTAAAAGTATTTGACAGAGGCGAAGTGATCGGCGTTGTTATGTTTAGGAATATGTCCGAGCCTGAAAACATTGTCGGTTACAAGGTCGGATACTCTCTCATTGACGAAACAGATATTCTCAATCTTGATAAAATGGGATTAGCATTCAAAAAGATCATCGGGCGTAACCGCTTAATTGTTGAAGTGCAAGATGAAGACATTTTAGAAGAATACAGAGAAACAGAAATTCCACCGGAAGGAACTTATTTTCATTCCGGAAGAAAAGAACTGTGCTATACGAATATAATTGATGTAGCCGGCACGCCGGAGGGGTTCAAATGGTTCTATAAGAGATTCGTAACAGAAAAAAAAGAATCAGACCTTTTAATAAATGCTTCGACCTACTCAAATATTAAAAACCTACCAGATGACTATATTGACCAAATGAGGTCAGAATACCCGCCAAATCTTTTTAACGCTTATGTAAACGGCATATTCGTAAATCTAACAAGCGGCACAGTGTATAGCTATTTTGACAGAAGCAAACATCATTCAAGCCGTGACGCCAAATCAACAGACGTTCTGCATATCGGTCAAGATTTTAACATAGGCGGATGTGTTTCTACGATTCATATCATAGATAACGACAAAGTATATCGAGTTGACGAGATCGTTTCTAAAGACTCCTTTGGAATATTGGAAAACATCAGAAGAGTTTATCCGGAAAACAAAATAATATTCTACCCTGACTCATCAGGAAATAGCAGCAGTACAAACGCAACTAAATCAGACATTGATCTAATCAAGGGTTCAAACGTCTCAATAAATGCACCAAGCAAAAACGGACGCGTTTCTGATAGGGTAAACTCATACAACGGCCTGCTTTCTCATGATAGATACTTTATAAATACAAACAAATGTCCGAAAGGTACAGAAGCATTGGAACAGCAGTCGTGGAAAAACAATGAGCCTGAAAAGTTCAATGGTGGTGCGACAATAGATGATTACAATGACTCATCAGGCTATTTTGTTGTGCGTAAATTTGGCATAACAAGATCAAGAGTATCAAACGAAAGCATATCACCATACTAAGCCTTCACATTTCAAGCTATAATTGTGCGTAAAATACAAACAAAAAGGCTAATCTATGTCTCAAGTATCGACACAGCATAAATCTTACAACAATTCTCTCTTTGAGCGCATTAGAATTATCAGAGACGACACTGTTATAGAAAGTGGAAAACTTGATAAGCTGCAAGAGGAGGCGCAAAAGTCTTTCGACACCCGCCTTAAAAATTCTGTATTTATGAACCTATCTCAAAAGACTATCGAAGCTGCAAGCGCGTTTGTATTCAAAAAAAGCGTAAGTGCTGAAAATATCAAAATGGATGTTGCTGATGTTGATGCGATGGGATCCTCTTTAAATGACTTTGCCAAAGATGTATTTGAAGGCGGATTGTGGTTCGGCAACTCTTTCATTTTAGTCGAGTCTCCAAAGCGCACAGAAGACATTAGAACGCGCAGAGATGAGGTAGCCGCAGGGATAAAGCCGTATTTTGTCTTGGTTCAAAAAGATGAGGTCATAAATTGGAAGTACACTTATGAAAATGG